AAGAGTACAATGAGGGAAATCACTGCCCCGGTGCTGGCATTACTCCTTTGGTGCAGATTCACTGCGCCACATGTGGCTATACACTGCTTTTCAACGCCATCGCACTTGGAGTTGTTGATCGAGACACTGGCATAGTTAAGGAGGCGGAATGAACATCCAGCCAGCCCTGTCAGTCGCCTTCGTTTACAAGCACAGAATGACCAGCGAGGTGCTTGTGGTGGACATCGACCGCGCACGGGAACTCGACGCAGCCAGACCATACTGGCAGCACGTTTCCACGGTGGACCCTATCATCATCCTACAACTCATCGTGCGAGCTAAGGGACGAGCTAGGACCAAGATCATCAAAGAACTAAGCGAGATACCATGAAACCAAAGAAGAAATCTAACGTAATCACAATCGACTCGGAACTCCATGAAGAGCTTCGCAGATACTGCGAGCAGAATGGATTGAAGCTCGGCTTTCTCGCTACTCAGGCGTTGCGAAAGCTGCTGGATGGAAAGTACGCCACGACGCAATCGAACGTACCTTCCCTACCGCCAGCAGCTAACGAATGACGGCGGAGCCTCCCGTGTGGGCGGCACAATCCCCTTCGTCTGCTATGAAGCAGTAGGCGGAGGGGCAAATTTCCTAAAACTATGAATCTAAGAGACTACCAAAAGAAAGCAGTAGAGTGGGCCAAAACTAGCGATGGGCTGATCATCGCTCCTGCTGGAAGCGGCAAGACATGGATTGCCGCGAGCATTATCAAGCACCTTCACGAACGTCAGACCATCGGAAGGTTCGGGTGGATTGCACCAACCCGCGAGACATGTCAGCAAGCGCGCACATCGCTCCGTGTTGCCGGTGTGTCTGATGAAATTGTAGACATTCGCTGTCCGCACGAATCCGTAGACTTCAGTCAAAAGGATGTGCTGATCGTGGATGAGGCGAAGCATAGCCCTGCTGTCGGATGGCGTCGCATCATCGAGTCATGCAAAGGATTCAGGTACGGCTTTGACGCTACCCCTTGGGGCGATGACGACGACCGAAATGCCATCACACGAACTTTGTTCTTCAACCGCACCTACGAAATCAAACGAAGCGACATCGGCGATTCATTGGCCGACGCTTACCTCGAAATCAGCGACGCCACAGACTTCGGCATTCAGCGGAAGATCGACGACAACATCGACCGATTGTTTGTAACAAGACGGCGGTACATGCGGATAAGTGATGACGAATTAAAACGCATGTGCGCTTGGGAATCGCTAGTGGACATCGGTATCTGCCAGAACCACGAGCGGAATCAATACGCCATCAACTACGCGCTGGAACACCTCGACATGCAGACGCTCATCCTTATCCCGCGCATCACGCTGGGCGAGGAGTACGAAGCATCGATTCCAAATTCCCGGCTCGTTCATTCCAAGATCGGGAAGAAGGACAGGCGCGCCTACATGGAGGAATTCAAGGCTGGAAACCTGCGAACCATGATTGCCACCTCTCTGGCCGACGAAGGACTCGATCTTCCGAATGTTGAGCTGCTCATCATGGTTAGCGGAGGAAGGTCGTCGCAGAAGACCATTCAGCGAGCGAGTCGTGCGCTGCGAAAGACCGAAACGAAGAACTGCGCGACAATCGTAGACTTCTCTGACAAGTTTCATCCAATAGGAGCCTTCCACGCGAAGAAGCGGATGAAGTGCTACCGAGAACTAGGTTGCGTATTTCAATGAGCGTTTCAGAAATTACACCGACGGAAAACGTCGTTTTACTCATCGGCGAACTTCGGGGCATCAGCCGTCAGACGGAGACAAAGACAGGAGCCTTGATGGTCCGCCGCGTCATCTCAATCGCCCGTCACTGGACGGATGCAGATGGCAGGTTCCATGAAGACTTTGATGAGTTCGAACTGTCCTCATGGGGGCAGGTTGCGGAGAAGATTCTTGAAATCGGCAATGGCGCGCTGGTGCGTGTCAAAGGCCGTGTGAAGGTCGAGAAGTGGAGCGAAGACGGAGCAACAAAATCAGCGGTTCGCATCGCGGCGGAGAACGTCTCGGTGCTGTGCTATTAAAACTATGAAACAAAACAACAAACCAATCGTAGCGGTCGATCCTGGTGTTGGCGGCGGATTCGCCGTGAACACGCCAGAGGGAATAGTTCTGTTCAAAATGCCGGAGTCATTGCCGGACATCTGCGCGCTGATCAATCAGCTCAAGGTGGCCAACTCAGAGTTATGGATTGAGGAGCTTCCGAACTTTGTTTCTCCCATGACGAAAAGCTCGTCAATGGCCGTGCTTCACAGAAACCTCGGTCGAGTTGAAGCTGCTGCTTACGCATACGGATACGCTCTTCACAGAGCAGCTCCAAAAGCGTGGCAGGCTCCTCTTGGACTCGGCGGGAAAGCATCGTGCAAGGACTATTCGGAATGGAAACGAAAGCTCAAGACGAAGGCTCAGGAATTGTATCCGCACCTCGATGTAACGCTTCGAAACTGCGATGCCCTGCTGATCCTCCACTACGCACTGGGAGGCGGCAGATGATTCGCAGGATGAACCGGCCACCGTCGCCGGAGGAGCTGAAGCAAATGCTCATCGCCGCGTTCGCGATGGGCGTCGTCATCACCAGCGCGTACTTCATCCTATTCGTCATCAAATGAGCGAGAGCGAGGAGATAGACGACCTCAAGAATGAGCTGATCGATTTCCGATGGATTTCCAAGGAGCTAGCAAAAGCCCTTGGCTGCGGATGCACAATCGGGGGAAACTTCGACCTGTGCATGGACTGCGCCGACACACAGAAAGCATACAAAACACTACTAAAAACCTATGAGCCTAAATACGAGCAAGATAGTCAGAATCGCCGATGCCGATGAGTCAACGCCACGCATCGACTTCGCGTACATCGACAAGAAGTACAGGGAGTGGCTTGTCCGCCGTGGATTCGCCACCGAAGAACAAACCGAACTCGGCATGCGACGCTCGAACAGCCGTCGCGGTCGTGCCATCAAACGAAACACCGACTCCGATGAAAGCATCTGAAATATCCCGAGAACAACTCTTGAAGGAGGCTCCGCGCCTCATCGACTATGCAATTCTTCGCGGGTGGATGAGTAAACCGGCAAAGCCAAAACGCAGCGTGGATGGCGGATGGCAAGCGGTCGGTGTAGGCCATCTCGACGATGCTTCCGAAGATGAAATACAAGAACTCAGGAAACAGCTCGGTGGAGGTTGAAGTCCTTTCCGATGACGTAGAAATACGGATCGGAGAAACCAAATGGTCCGGCGTGGTTTACATGCGGGAAGGTAAGCGAAAGCTCTACGTCCGAACGAAGGCTGAATTCAATGCCAAGTTCGCGCTGATAGATGCGAAGCCCTGATCATTACATCGCCGCACAAGAGCAGCTCTTTGCGAAGTTTCAGTCTCGCTCCATAGCCATCCAGCATTGGAGCAAGTACCTGATGACACCCAAAGAGCTGGCTCTCCTTTTCAGAAAGTTAGAGAAATCAAATTCTGTTCTTCAGGAGATAGCCAGGACCGATCTTGGCAAGTCTGGAGAACTCGCGCGTAAACAACTTGGAATCCAATGAACAATTCAAATATCGAGCGTGCAAGAGCATGGCTTCGTAACACACCCGGTGCCATCAGCGGACAGGGCGGTCATAACGCAACCTTCGCAGTAGCCACAGCTCTAGTGCATGGCTTTGAGCTGTCGCGAGGATCGGCTGAATCACTGCTCGCCGAGTACAACGAGAAATGCCTCCCACCGTGGAATGCCAATGAATTGGCCCACAAGGTGAATCAGGCGATGAACGTAGCGCACGACAAGCCGAAGGGTTGGCTTCTCTCAGCACAGAGCGGGACGCCCGTATCAACTACCGGCAAGTTCGTTGTGCAGAAGATTCAGCAAGTACCCGAACCTCCTTCTCCACTAACGACAGCAGACCTTCTCAAAGCCTGCTTCGAACCCGATGAAGTTGTCTGCATCTGCAATGACATCGTAAGCGATGAGGAGGGACGCAGTAGGCCAAACTCCAAGGGTACATTCCTCAAGCGCGATGAATGGATAAGGCATCATTTCACGCCGCCGATTAGTTCCATGTGGAACAGTCCTGATAGCCGTGGCGCGTATGTTAGAGTCAATCCGTGTTTGGACGAAACCGGCTCGGATTCAGGCGTAGCATCATTCCGCCATGTGCTTGTTGAGATGGATGAGAAGACGAAGGATGAGCAATGGACGATCCTCAAGGAGTCTAAGCTGCCCATGTCCGTCGTCATCGATTCCGGCGGCAAGAGTCTGCATGGCTGGGTCAGAGTAGACGCTGCCAACAAGGAGGAATGGAACGAGCGTCGTGATGTCGTCTATCGCCAGCTAGAGGCTCTTGGTATCGATCCAAAGAACAAGAACGCGAGTCGCTTCAGCCGGTTAGCCGGTGTGATGCGCGATGGCAATGAGCAGAAGCTGTTGGCCATCAATGTCGGGTCGGTGAATTGGGATGCGTTCACCGATTACCTCGAATCGCAGGATATGCCTCAGGAGTTCACGCTCCAGAGCATCATTGATTACGATCCTGAGAATGATCCTGATAATCTGATCGGTGACAGATGGCTACGTCGCGGATCATCGCTCCTATTCGTCGGTCAGAGCGGATGCGGCAAAAGCTCGATGGCATTCTATCAGGGTCTGTGCTGGGCGAGGGGTGCTGCTTGGTTTGGTGTGCAGCCGGTACGACCGCTGAAGATAGCGTACATCCAAGCTGAGAACGATATTGCCGATCAGCACGACAGCCTCAAAGGCGCAGCAATGTCTGTGTTTGGCCCATATGGATGGCAGGAAGGTCTTCGCCAAGCTGGCATGCTATTCTTCCGCGAGACGGTGAGAACGGGTGCAGATTTCGCCACGATGCTGCGTAGGCTCGTTCGCAAGACCAAGGCGGACATTGTCTACATCGATCCGCTGCTCTCCTACATGGGCGGCAATCCTGCGGACATCGAGGTCTGCGCGAACTTCACGCGGCACCTACTCCAGCCGATTATGATGGAGACGGGAGTCGTCCTGGTGCTGGTGCATCACTTCCCGAAGCCGAAGGGCAAGGATGACAAACCTGAGAGCGTGGCAGATTTGGCCTACTCAGGATTCGGAAGCTCCGACCTGACCAACTGGGCGAGAGAGGTGATTGTGATGAAGGAGCTAGGCTTCAATCATCCTCGCCGCTTCATGCTCGGCATGGCCAAGAGGGCAGACCGCGCTGGATTGAGAGACAAGGAGGACAAGAAAGTCGGCTCGATCATCATCCAGCGCGGCGTTGGAACCATCTCATGGACTCATGCGGAGCCAGAGAAGTTCGTCGTTGATAAGAAACCGTCGAACGGCTTCAAGCGTAAGAGGAGCTAGACTCCTTCTCCCGCATCGCGCGGCGACGACCTTTCGCAGCGAGCGATTGGAACTTCGCCTTGCCGAGCTGCTTGCGTCCAATGTAGGCCGCGAGAGCCGCAGGATCTTTCACGCCCTTCTTCTCAAGCTGACCAACCAGCTTCTCGAAACGTCCGCCACCACCAAGTCGCATCTTGTCCATAATAGTTAGATTGAGTTGTTACCGACTAAAACAGAGAAAACCAAAGCCATAAGCCATGCGGCGCACGACCAGAATCGAGG